TTTATTATTTTCTGCCTATTTTTTTTTGATTTTCTTTGATTTGATCTTGTCTGTCTTTTAATATTTGATTTACACGACGACTATAGTAATTACGCAGGAATACTGGCCAGTTATATACAGTGTCCCAGTCCCATCGGCCTTCGCCGTGCCAAATTAAATTAAAAATATTTTCGTGTAATATTAAACGATCTTTGGGCTTAAAACCAAAAAAGGTCGGCGGTAAATTGAAACCCGGTTGTGAAGGCACCTCCGTCTTCGCCTTCAAATTCGTAAGTAAAATTTAATCCAGGTTCATTTTCTTTGTAAAATTTGCGAAATATTCTAGAATCTTTTAATAAAAAGTTATATCGAATAAAATTATCAATATCTGCAGGTAATCTAGAGTCACCGACTTGTTTTATCACATTGTTTAAAAATTGAGAAACAGTATGAGATTCGTCTATTTTATTTGATTTGATTTCGGTTACGTTGTATGAAAATTTAATAGTAGAATTTGGAACTGCATATTCAAATTCGCCTAATTCGTCTGCTACCAATTTAAATGGTTTATTTTTTAATTTACGCAAATCTATAACTCGATCTAAATTTTTCATGGTTGATTTATCTCGAACTGTAACAGGATATTCATGTCCGTATGATAATATTCGTGCATCAATAATTAGTCCTAGTTTATCTGCTGGTGATATATCTGATATATTAACGTTGGATATGATGACTGATTCTAGTAATTTGTCAAATATAATTTGCTGTTCTGCATATGATGCGTTAGTTAATATGTCTTCATCATATGCAGTCATATGCCGCATTTCTAAAACGCCACTACTTAATATATGATCTTTTGGATAAATTTTTCCTTCTGTTGCTAATTTAACAGTTACCGTTGGTAGTTTACTTTGTTGTTGTTTTTCATAACGTTGCCTTGCAAGGTTAATTGTAACAGTATCATTATTTATCATATTAAAACTTTTTATTTAAAACTAATTATAACTAGGCAATGTATGTTGACGTCCAAAACTCCATTAGTAGTTTAAGAAAGCCCAATCATATCGTATTGTTAATTCAATTTCTTGTACAGCATCTGCTGACCAATCAAATGTACCAAATGCAGCATCAGTAATAAATGCACCATGAAGTTTCCAATTTTCAATAACTTCACCTAATGGTGATAACTGTAGCATATTGATTTGTTTTTTATAAAATGAAGCATACCCGTCTCTGCCGGTAGCCGATTCATGATGTAATCGAACCCATTCCATAACTGCTTGTGCTCCTGACGGAACAATTGCATCATACAATGTCATTGTTATAGTAGACCATTCTGATTTCCCTTTAACATAACGTTTAACGTTAATATAATCTAGTGGTACTTCACTGTTTGTTATGGAAGGTTTACCAGAAGCTTTTATTAGATATGATGGTATATCATCTATTTCTAAAATAAATTGATGTTGTCTTTTTGGTTCCCATCTATATGCATCACCAAATAATTGCGTGTCTTGAACTGCCTCTAAATTGGGGTTTTTAAAATCATTTAGTGCCATTTGTTTCCTTTAATTTATTAATAAATACCTGTTGCTTGAAAAAATATGTTTTTTATTTAACATTAAACTCCTGCAGGGAAACTTGCACCTGTTGCTTGTATATTAAAGTCTAATACAATAAATTCTGCCGTACGGGTTGGTTGAAGAAATATTTGTCCATATAAAATATTCTGATCAATTAAATCTGGTGTATTATTTGATGAATCCATAATTACTCGGAATGCATATAATCCTTGATTTGCTTTAACTTGTTCCATGTATGGATTAACAATATTTAAAAATTTAGATCGGGTTTGCAATGAATTTTGTTCAAAAACTAGATATCTAGTCGAAGATGCAATAAATTTCTTAACTGCTATTAACAATCTACGTACATTTATTCGATCTAATGCACTAGCTTTAGCTTGCAATGTTTTTTGTCCCCAAACGCAAATACCTCCATTTGTTTTAAAATTTGCAATTGGATTAATTCGTGCTTCATATAATGAATCGCGCTGTGTTTGGCTTAAATTAATATAAGTTTCAGATGCACTAGATACGCCTCCTCTATTTAAACCAGCTGGAGCATACCATGGTGCTGCATTAGCATCATTAAATGCTAATATTCCAGGTAATAAAACTCCTGGTGGTACCCATACGCCCATGTTAGTATCTGGATTCAATGTTTTAAGCCATGGCCAATAAGTTGCAGTATAATTATTATCCATTGTAGTAATATCATTTATAACTGCAGCTATACTTGTACCAATTGGTGCTGCATCCATCACATAAAATGTATCTTGACGTTGAACTGCTAATGTTCTAGCTGCATTTGTTACTGCAGGATGTATTGAATTAAGTATACCAGGTGTTAGTATCATGTTCATATCATAATAATCAGCATTACTTAATAAAGATAAAGCTTTTTTATATGATAAAGTTCCTGTTGCGGTTGAAGTTGAACAATCAAATCCAAATACATTGTCGTATGCTATATTTTCTCCGGAGTATTTTGGTAAATTTGGTTTTGCTCCATCAAATCCTCCTTGCAAGGCTACCATAAATTTACGAGTATTAGGGTCTATGTTAGCTATAAAATTTGCGTCACTAGTAGTTAATGCAGTTTGTATTGATCCGGAATATATGGCTCCTACTGGATAGCCTGCGGCTGCATCTTGTGATATATCTCCTAAATAAAAATCAGAGTTGCTTCCTGTATTAGCTCCTGTTGTGATAAATGGACATAAATAATTTATATTATTTGGTTTAGTAAAGTCAAACCCAAAGAAATTATTAGCATTATATATGCTGCTAATCAATTGTGTGGTTGCATATTGAACCGGATATAAACTTGCTGACATTGATCCTGATATTATAATCGGTATTGGTGATTTCATAGAACGAAATCCAAATGGTACCAATGTTTTGCTAATTAATTTGTTTTTAACATTAGCCGTAACTTCTACTCTAATATGTGATGATATGTTTGGAAAATCTCCTGAAGTTATAACATCTCCTGCGCTACTAACTGATTGACTTTTATCTCCTATTTTTCTTGCTATATAATCTGTAGATGTAGGGTCTAAATTGCAATTTGTATATGTTTCAATTGGATCAGTTGATGTGTCATTGTACAATGGGGCTTGCGGTATATTACTTGTATTTATTCGATATATTTGTACATCAAACGATCCATAGTTTGGCCCGGGGCCAGATTTTTCAATTCCTAATCTAATATTGCTTATTCCAATCTTATATGCAAAATTTAATGCATTACCATGAGATAAAGTATGAAACTTAAATAAATCGGTTGTGATCGATCCTACTTTTTGTGATGTTATAAATGGTGTTTCTGCATTTTTAAACGCAGATTCAACTGCATATGTAAATGGTATTGCACTAGATGTAATACGAGTAGAGACAGAATAAGTTGCATGTAAATCTTTATTTTCAAATTGAACATACACCGGATAATCAATCGATTTTGGTGATGTTGAAAATACTGTGTTTATATAATTATTGTCGTTTGGATTTAATGACGCACTAATAAAATTTGACGATAAAAATGTTCCGGAGAAACCAATTGCGGTATTTGATGGATTTGTAAATGAGCCCGAAACTTTTATAGTTAAACCGTTACCGGTGGTGCTCGAGGTAGCTATGGTGTTTTGAAATACGTTGTCAGTACCTTGTGTTGGAACAGCTTCAACTGGATGCAATATATGTGATACATATGAAGCAGAATTATTAAGTCCGGTTTGGCCAGAGCTAGACTGTTGTAGTATTGCAATTGCACCATTAGTTAATTTGTATCCGGCTTCATATAACAAACGAGTTACAGTAATTACATTGCCATTTTGTAGATAATTTTTAACTACATATGGTACATAAGAATCATTTGTGAAACCGCCAAATTTATTTTCAAATTCACTATAAGAAGTAATTTTTGTTGGTATTAAAGCTGGCCCTCTTAATGTTGTGCCAATTACTGATGCACCCATTAATGCAACGCCGCCTGCAATAAATGATTGATCTATTTCTTTTGTAAATACTCCAGGGGATACTATTCTTTCTGCCATTGATTTCCTTTATTATGTTTAGTATAAATATATTGCTACATATCCAAACCTTAGGTACTAGTAAAAATTCCTTTAAGAATATCTATCTGTCCTTCTCCATAATATTCACGCATTTTTTCTAATAAATGTTGTTCTTCTGTATACAATGATTCAAATTCAATTAAATTTTCATTTTTTTTATCAGTTAATTTTTGTATTTGAGTTTGTAATACATGTTCTTCAATTGAAATATTTCCTAATATTAAAGAAATTTCTGAAAATTTATTTCTTAATAGTTTTAATTCATCTAGATGTTCCGCATTTAATTTTTTAGTCATAACATGTTTCCTTTTACCTTAAATATAATTAATATAATTGATATTTCCAATCATTATTCTATATTAGTATCAAATGATACTTTTTTAATGGAATATATTTTTTTTAATGTTGATATCTTAGCTTCTTGTTTTGATAATAATTGTCCTAAAACTGTTATTGGAATTGTTGCACGTACAAGTCTATCTTCTCCAACAGTATTTGTTGTTTCAAAATTAACAGCTCCAATTGTTGTTTGGCACATATTATCGCCGCTGCCCCAAGAAAATCTGCCATATGGCATAATTTGTTCGATTATATCATTTAACTGTGTAGTAAAGTTACACCATATCATGATATCATATTCAACTGTAATATATTTTGGAATATTTATCAAATATATAGTATCCGACGTTGTCGGTTTTACTAATGGATTAGGAAATAACTCATCTTCATAATTATTTCGTTGATTGTATTTTGACTTGCATACTATGTAATTATTAGGATTTCGGTTAACATCCAATGTTAGTTGAGTATCTCGTTCAGCTACACTATTTCTTTTTAACATTATAAGTGGAGCTTGTATAATACCTTTTTCGTCTTTAAGATATCCTAATTTTTGTACATTATCCCATTTTTCTCCGTTAGCAAAAATTATTGGTACATTTAATAACGTATTTGATTCTTTAATTTGTGGAGATATTTCATTTTCAATATACCATTTAATGGCATAATCAATATCATGTAACGTACGTTTTGGAGTTCGTATAACGTCATCATCTCTTCTTGTTTGCTCAGATCGATTTAATATAGTGTCTGGAGTCAATCCTTCAGTACGAGATGCATTAGGTATATTTGTTTTTTGATCAATATTTTGTTTGTTAATTCTAGGCATTATTATCCTGTATATGTTGAAATATTAGTACCGCCGCGTCTTAAATTTGTAATACCAATTGATGTTTGTTTAGTTACATGGGCATCACATACTATAGATACACTATAACCATGTGTTGTGCCATTTGGCCATGTTTCTGGATTTTTTCCTGTAAAATATTGATTTGATTCTATATTATCTAATTCATAGTATTCATTGTCCCAAAGTACAATATCGCCTACTTCTGGATAAAAGTCCGCTTTTTCAAGTAAATCTCTAGATAATCCAAACTGTGCTGTGCGCGTATATGAATGTCCATAGTCATCCATAGTCGAAGTTTTATTTTCTTTTGTAATAATGCATGGAAGTATTATTGAATCATAATATGATTTAGAATCTGATTCTCCATATGTATTTGAATTAGTTGTCTCTAATATTAGTTTAAAAAATTCAATTTCAGTATCAATTATTGAATTAATTAATTCACTATTAATTGATGCTAAATATTTGGCATCCCTCATGCCCCCAAAAAGTGCCATATGATTCCTTGTTATCCAACATATATTTTTAACGGTACTTTACCAAGTATTTCTGTCATTTGCGTTGATTCTGCATTTTGTCTAGTAATCATTTGTTCTTTAGTTAGTTTGTCTAAAAATTCACGCAATTGTGTTATTAATTCAGTTTTTTCAGTTTGAGCTTGAGAAATTAAATCTGAACCATTAAGTGTTACTTCACCATTTGGAATTGGTACTGATGCATATTTCCCACGAACTTGTCCCAACATTTCCTTAGCAAGTGCACTTCCATATTTAATGATCCAAGCACGCCCCATATCATTAATTTTACTGTATGTTTGATATGTATATGGAATATTTGACGCGTCACTTACAACATTTGTTAGCAGCGCACTATTACCGAATAAAAGACCTTCATTGTTTTTGGCATCGTCAAATATAAAATCGACATATACAGATTTAAAATATGGATTTGTAATAGAACTTCCGGTGCCAGATGATGGTATTGGCCAAAATTTAATATCATCTCCATGTATTTCAAAACTATATGCAGATTTTCTAATTTGGTCATTAAATTCTATAGATTGTATTCTTAATAGATCAGCATGAATAGGCATCATCATGAAACTAACAGATGGTGACATTCCTCCAAAGCCAAATCCTTCTAGCATTTGTTGCGAACCTAATCCAGTCCCAGCAAACGGATCAAAGTATTTGGTAATAGCTGGTGGAGCATTATGTAAAACTCGTTTTACTTCAACAGAACTAGTTGTAACTGTAATCCCTAATGATTTAGAAATTGCAGTTTTTAAACTATATGTTTGTTGCTCCGGAATCATATCAACTCTAAGTTGTTGCCATTTAATGTTTCCTCCACTATTTGCTTCAGTTCCGTATATTTTTGATAGTCTTGTTATATATCCAAATGAGTTTCCAATTAATGCTCCAGTAAATCCAGATGCGTTTAAAAATCCAGACGCAGTATTTACTCCTAATGTATTCATTAAATTGTTAACAATGTTAACTTGATTGATTTGATTTGAATATTCAATTGCTGCAGTTTCAAACGCCGTATAAAAATTTATGGCTTGTAGTTCTATATCCATTATTGGATATCCTAGATGTTGAGCAGCACTTTTTGCAAACTTATCTGCATGAGATGCAAATATGGTATCAGCATCAAAAAATCCAAATGGAGTTGATCCCGCTGTAAACGATGAACTTCCGGGCCATATTGGTTTTTGTATACTATAGTCCATTGTTCTGTTTCCTTTTTATATAAATATCAATACTTTTCATTTAGTAGAGCCAAAATTTCGTTTAACGCTACGTGTCGATGATTATCTGTTAAAATAATTTCATTTACAAATTGTGATGGTTTTAGTTTAGGCACTTCATGTACTGCTGAATCATTATTGAATTTTAAATCTACTTGATATCTATCGCCCGTTAAAATCATGATACTGTCTTTACCTAATCTAGATAATACCATTTGCAGTTGTTGTTTTGTTAAATTTTGGAATTCATCAACTATACAAATTGCATTATCAAATGTTCTTCCTCGAAAATG